CCTGGTCCACCGCCAGCACGCATTTCTCTTTTCATGGCTTTTCCGCCACCAGCATAAGCTATACCGCCACCCATAAAAGGTGATCGCTTATCAACCATTCCGCCCATGTTAAACTCTTTTGCAAGTTTAGGACTTATTTTTTCTTGAACCGCTTCAGGTAGTTTATTAAAACCTTTTTTATCTTTTGGTATTTTTTTATTCATTATTTTTTGCCTCCGTTTCTAAATATCTGTGTTCCCTTTATACCAAAAATTGAAGCAACTACAAGTACCCATAAATTGGTAAACCATTTTGGAAGTTCGTGAAAATACTCAAAGAATAGCTTCACTTTCTCCATCGCAGTCGGATCGTCTGACATAACTGCCCACATAAGCACCACGATAGGCGCCGAAATTATCACGAGGACAAATTCATCCTTATAATCGTTTTGACGGGCTTCTAAAAGTTTGCCCTGGTAAGATTCTTCACCTCTAGCCATCTTTTCTGCGTGCATTAACTGTGCATCAGACATTGCCATCTTAGTTTTTTGTCTATTTGAATATATTTTAGCTCCTGCTTGCATTGCTATCTTCGCTAAACTAAACCATGCCATTATCTACCTACCTTTCTCATTGCTTTGTTGTGTGATTTCTTAAATGTCATACCTTTTTTCATGTCTTTTTTCATTTGAGCCATATGTTTTGCACTATGATGCTTTTTATGTTTTTTTAAAAGTTTTTTTTCTTTTTTATCAATCATTAATTGTCCTTTTTTAACTCACTTGCTAAAATTGTCTTTTCAATAGACGTATCAGCACGTAAATTTGCTAATTTTTCGTTTTGATCAAGCTTTTCGTCTTGTGTTTCTTTGTTCATCATTGCTCTCATACGGTCAAGATTGATTCTTTCTTCACCTTCTTGTTGTTTTCTAGCATTTTCTTGTGCTTGTAGGTCTAATTCTCTTGCTCTAAGCATTGCAATAGGGTCATTTCCAAATTTAGAAGTAATTCTTGTCTCTTCCTTCATGTATTCTTCAGTCATTTCAGCAATTAACTCTGCTTTTCTACCTTCAATACGTTGTTGAAGTGCCATTGCTTCTCTTTGCATCTGTGGATTCATCTGTGCTTGTTGCATCATTTGAGCTAATCTAGGTAATTCTTCTCTAAACTCTAATTCTATCTGTTCTTGTGCCATTAAACTAATGTGTTCAAGTATATTTTTTTGTATTGCTGCTCCAACCATAGGTGCATTTCTTACCATGTTTGTTTGTAAGAAGTTTAAATGCGCTGTGATATGTGCTTGATGATCTTGACCAGGAAAAGCTTGAAAAGGTTTGCCTGCTAACGCATCAATATGTTCTAACGCTGGATCTTTTGGTGTAGGCGGCTGTGGTTTTTTTAAAATTAAATCAATATCTTTTACACCCAACGCTTCATACATGTTTCTATATACTTCATACTGATT